ACCCAAATTATAATCACACACCCCAGCACGATATAAGAAAGTACAGTGTAGATGCTCAACTTGTCTCCCAATATTAAACTTGCCCCATTGCACATTTGGCTCTGAGTCAATGTTATCAATCTTGCCAGTCACTTCATTTGTGTCTGGCATGTACGGTGGGGTTAATACTTGTCCACCGACAGCGCCTGTACTGGGTCCTATAAACCGATAAAGCTCTTCTAATACGTTAGGCTCTGGTATGGCATCATCATCACAGCGCCACACCCACTCGTAGCCCATCGTATTGGCACGTTGATGAATGTGGTGCTGACCTTTTTTATCAGCATACAACCACTCCCATGCAATACCCTTGATGTCTAACATCTGGAAAAAGTACTGGTAAATCATCTCACTGCGCATGTCTTGCGGCTCGTCGTTATCATCAAAGATGACCAGCTTATCCACTGGCCTTGTCTGATTGATAATGGCGTTTAGTACTAGGGGCAGTGTTGTGAAGTACCGCCCCCGTGTTGCTACGGAGCACAGTACTTTACTCATTGTCCCACCTGCAAATCACTAGATTGCTGATGTTGGACTCTGACACTGGCTCCATTACATCTGATATATTGCCTGCATGGTTGATGTACGCAAACTTAAAGCCGGGGAAGTCTTTTTCGGTCAAACCATGCAGCTTGTGATGCTCGCCCCAAAAACCCTTAGGCTCGTTGTGCGGTACTGTAATCAATAGCCGTTTGCAATGCTGTTTTAGTTTTTCTACAATCTCTAAGCCGTTATCAAGGTGCTCAATTACTTCAAAGGCGATGATGGTGTCGTAGTCACCTAAAATAAACTGATTAATGTCTCCGCTAACAAATAGGTTGTTAGGTCCGTCCCAGTTTTGCTCTTTGGCAACCTCAACAATAATTGGGTCATAGTCTAACCCAAGGTAGTTAATGTAGTTATTAAAAAACTGCCTACCATAGCCGGTCGAGCAACCAATTTCAAATACACTATTGCCTGTAATATTTTTCTGTGCCCATTCATATCTTTGCGTTTCTCTTGGAAACACCGGATCGCCTTTTAGAAACACAGCCCTCTCGTAGTTGTTTGACAGGCGCCACTTGTACCATTCTTTATTGTATTTCTCAGCTAACTTGAGCTCGTTTAGCAAGAAAACATTGCTCCAATCTGACACAAGCTCAGGATCATGTACTGTTCCTTCTGCTTTGTGGTAAATTGGGAACGTACCGTCATCCCAGTTAGCGTGGATTGTGTGCCCCATAAAACGTGCTCTTGCACAAAACTCTATGTCCTCACAACCACCTATTTCGTAATCTTCGTTTAAGTAGCCAATGCTTTCAAACACATTACGATAAATCATTACACAGAAAAATACAGCAAAACGTTGCTGAGTGATGTCAGACCACTGGGTCCATACTGCAGATATATCACTACCAGCATCCAATTTTTCCAACCAACCATCTGCTAGGATAACTGTATCATTATTGAGGAGTACAATTTTGTCTCCTGTAGCTTGCTTGATACCTTCGTTTACCGCTTTGGCAAACCCCAAAGGCTTGTCATTCCAAACTTCTTTAAAGTTCATTCCAACACTATGCAAATACGTCATGTAGTAATTGGTGTTGTCTGTACACCCGTTGGCTGATATAATCAGCTCTACGTCATCCATGTTAGTGTGCTTAATAATCGAGTCCACACACGGCTTTAAGTACTTCTCACAGTGATTGTACGTGGGTATTACTACGCTATATTTTTTCATTTTTTCCTATAAAGTTCGTACGAACTTAGATTATATCATTACTTATACTAATGCAAAAAATAGGATAAAAACTGCCTTAAATTGGGTTGTCCTACAACTACTAATACGCAAAAAAGCTATTTAGCGGCCTAAATTATGCTACAGTTGAAACTATTGGAGCGGGAGGTAATGGAGATACAAATACGGCGTTCCAAAAAGCCTGTACCAATGCGCATTCCTGAGAAATATTACTCGATGCCGTTAATGAGTATGTGTTTGTAGATGTAATTGGCGCAACAGATGGATCACTATCCGTAGTTACAGAGGTCCAGGTAACAAAAATAGTATCGGGTTGTTGTAATGGCGCCAATGTTGCGTTAGCAAAATTTACGTAAGTTAATGTGGTTGTGGTCGTTTTGGACATTTATTATTCCGGTCTATTAAGTAATGCACCAGATTCAATATGGTTTTGAATCGTGTTTTTAAGTTTTTCTATTACTTTTAACTGGTGCTCTTTAGTAAATTCCACGTTTAATTCTGCAAAAATACGTATTGTTCCGGGTACTACTAAAGATAAATCATAGGTATCTTCGTGTGTAACACCTTGATGCGTAAACTTTAAGTGGGCTTTTGCGCTAGCTTCATCATGCGAAATTATTTCTAAATTCATTTTATTAGGCTTTCAATAATTGCTTCTAGTTTTTTAATTCTTTCTTCCAAAAGCGCAACTTTGTCGTCTGTCATTTTTGATGTTACAGCTAATACTGCGGCAGTTTCACCATAGTCTACCGACAAAGTGCCGGTGCCGGTAGCAATTTTATACGCATCGTCTGCTTCATGTACAAACTCAGGGCATGCCCCATCACGAAGTATTTGTGCGCCATAACCAATTCGTGTGCGCCCATCTCGTTCATACTTAATTGCGCCTGCTGCTAAGGTGTCACGACGCTCAACAACATTGTCAATTTCACGGACGTTTTCTTTTAATCGTAAATCAGAATAAGCGGTAACGTTTCCGTTAAATGTAGTGTTGCCGCTGGTATCCATATCCATCAGCCAAATACCGCCCGCTGGACTATAAAAACCGTGCGTACCGCCATTGGACATAAAAATACAGTTATTATTTGTATTTATAGACCAACCCTGCCAGCCATTTAAGCCGGAACCATATACACAAGCATTACCATAACTCACAGTTCCATCGGGTGGCTGCACACCGCGGCCATAAGAAGCAAAATAAAGTCCAGCAACGCCATTAGAACGCCACCATCCATCGGAATTATTGGTGTACGCTGGTGCGCCTGTTAAATATGCCGCATAAGAAGCTGCTGTTGCATAGTTTACAGACTGTGAACCAATGTTTGCAGATGTTATTAAATCAGCAGTCCAATTTATATTGTTTCCATTTCCACCGCCAATTTTTGCTCCTGCACTTGAATAGTTAACAGCAATAAAACCTTGAGTATCGGATGCCCCCCAGCCAATAGAAGTTCCGTATGAACTCAAACCAGAAAATGGCGCTGGTGTACTGTTCCATCTAGTAGTCGCTATTGCGGCGGCATTTGTTGTTGTGCCAAAGTATGTGCTTCTAAAATTTCCAGTAGTTAAACCATCAATAGAAGCAGTTGGAGTTAGCCTATCAACCATTAAACCAGTGTTGCCAGTAATAGACGATACTGTTGCGGAATTACCAGAGCATGAAGTAGATGAGCCAGCAATATTCATTGTCTGACCGCTAATAGCTGCGGCTACTGCCGCCGGGGTGTAACTACGAATGTAGTAATCGCTAGAATTAAATCCAGCAAAATAACCCATGCCAGATGCGTTTCTTTCTGAACCTCCACCTGATGTATAGAAATAATTATTTTGAATATATCCGTTTGTATCACGCTGAACTAATGTATTTGCACCACTAGATGCAGAATACCCGAGTGAGGTTGTCCATGCCGAACCTGTTGATACGGCAACGCCAGCCCCCGGATACACTGTTGGGCCAGTTGCGCCACTATATCCAGAATAACCGGATGTGCCCGTTGCGCCAGTTGAGCCATTAATGCCGCTGAATCCTGAGTATCCAGAATAGCCAGAAGTTCCTGTTGATCCGTTGCTACCGCTGTAGCCAGAGTATCCAGAAGTTCCTGTTGATCCGTTGCTACCGCTGTAGCCAGAGTATCCAGATGTACCTGTTGCACCAGTGGCGCCATTTATACCGCTGTACCCGCTGTAACCAGAGACGCCTGTTGAACCATTTTGACCGCTATATCCACTAAATCCACTATATCCTGATGCACCAGTTGTACCGTTTTGGCCGCTGTACCCAGAATATCCGGAGATACCAGACCAACCAGAAATACCAGAAAAGCCACTATAGCCGCTTATTCCAGACCATCCCGAGATACCGCTGTATCCAGAAAATCCAGACCAGCCAGAGATACCAGAAAAACCACTGTAGCCAGAAATACCAGATCCACTATATCCAGAGATGCCGGATCCGCTGTATCCAGAAATGCCACTAAAACCAGATACGCCACTGTAACCAGACGTGCCACTATAACCAGAAAAGCCGCTAAATCCGCTTGCGCCTGTTGGGCCAACTATTTCGCCAACGTTGTTCCAAACTAATCCAGTCCATACGTACAGATCGCCGTTAGAGTCTACAATATATGCGTCGTTTGGTAGATTTCCTACCAATGGTAGATCTGCAGGGGTAGCTACAGATCCTTTAATATTAATTGAGGTTCCCGGAGCTCCAGAGAAGCCGCTGTAGCCGCTTATACCCGATCCGGAATACCCACTATAGCCCGATGTTCCACTGGAGCCTGATAGGCCGCTATAGCCGCTTATACCACTGTATCCAGATATGCCACTATATCCAGATAAGCCAGAACCACTGTAGCCACTTATCCCCGACCAACCGCTGTAGCCACTATAGCCGCTAAAGCCACTTATTCCAGACCAACCAGAAATTCCGCTGTATCCTGAATATCCAGACCAACCGGAGATACCGGACCAACCAGAAAAACCGCTAAAACCGCTGTATCCAGAAATACCGCTAAAACCGCTATAACCAGATAAGCCAGAACCACTGTAGCCAGATATTCCGCTAAAACCACTGTAGCCAGATATTCCGCTAAAACCGCTGTAGCCAGATATTCCGGAAAAGCCAGATATTCCAGATTGGCCGCTATAGCCAGATATTCCGGAAAAGCCACTAAAACCTGAATAGCCAGAATATCCAGAAACCCCAGAAAAACCTGAGTATCCAGAATATCCAGAAATACCACTAAACCCAGAATAGCCTGAAATTCCAGAAAAACCGCTTAGCCCTGAAGCTCCACTAAAACCAGAAAAGCCGCTATAGCCTGAGACACCAGAAAAGCCGCTGTAGCCTGAGATACCAGAAAAGCCGCTGTAGCCTGAGATACCAGAAAAGCCGCTGTAGCCTGAGATACCCGAACCACTGTAGCCCGATTTACCACTATATCCTGAGATGCCAGAAAAACCACTATAACCAGACCAGCCGGATACTGGGCCGACGACTTCTGTTGATCCGTCGCTGTAATAAATAATTAAGTCACCGTTTGATGGATTGTAAACGATGTTTGTGATCAGTTTACCCGGCGAGGCAGCATTAGCGATCTGCGAAACAGACGCCTGTTTTGTTACACCACGTTGTACAATAGGTACCTGCTCGTCACCCGTTAGCGGGGTAGCAATTGGTAACTGTGTTATTGACTGATCGGCCATGTATTATGCTGTGTAAGTAAAGGCGCCGTGAGAGATGCCGTTTCCAAATGGGGACATTGCTGTTACGTCAACTAGACCAGTAACAGGATGTGCAGGAACAATTGCTGTAATTTCTGTGGAATTAACTAAAGTAAATATCGCGACAGTACCACCAAATTTTATAGTAAAAACATCCGTAAAGTTTGCGCCTGTGATGACTACTGAAGTCCCCCCAACTTTTGAACCAATGTTTGGAGTAACATTGTAAATGTATGGGTTAAGCGTCATTGGTGATGGAACAATGTTACTATTTTTGTTTAGATCACCAGTATTATTGGCGTATGTGCCATTGGTGCCCTCAATAAACATAGAGTTATCGTTAGTAAAACCGTTCTCTGTCATAATTTGATTGCCGCCGATTGGGCCGGTAGCAATGTCTACATCGGGGCGGGGAAAGCGAAGAGCAATGTTTTCAGTTTGTAGTGCTGGAAGACGCCAGGGGTCAAAGTTATCTAGGTCGTCCTTACACACCCGCATCCCCGGAAAATTGGGGTCGGGCATAAGTTCTGTGTAGCCAAACTTCCTATTGCAGCGGTCACAGACCGCTACAGATAGGACAGAGTTACCACGGGTGTCAATGTAGACAGGCATTTAACTGCCTTATAGAGCTGAAGGTAGTGCTTGGCCGTCGTTTTGAATCAAGAAACATTCAACTGCAACACTAATAGCAGCTGTACCAGTACTTGTCGAAAATTGAATTTGAAGATCTGTTTTTTCAGTAAAAGGACGGGGCATTACACGCTGTGCTGCATAGAACTGGGTAAACGGAGATTGTTGTGTTACGGA